CCCTTCTTATACGTTCCACATTTATGACAGTACTCATGCCCATCATCATAGATACTGTTAGCATCTGAAGATCCGCAGGTACTGCAAGGTATGTGTTTCAAAAAGTTACTATCTGTTTTCATTCTTTCCCGTTCTGTAAATTTCTACTGATATTGCCTACATTCTTAGCAGTATTTCCCGATAGGTTTATTTAATCCCATGCCTTTCTTAGTATTGCTCTAGCAAAACCTACTGGATTACTTATTTGCATATATGGCGATTCCATACAATCTTTCCATATTTGTCCTATTTCCTCATCTGTTAGTTCTGCTGGATGGGTATAGAGTGGCTGACCATCAATACTCATAGGGTCTGCCTTCCAATCAATGTAGTCATTGCACATACTGTTTACATACGCTACTGGTTCATTGTTCATTTCTCTTGTGCCTTTCTTAGTATTGCTCTAGCAAACTTAATAAACGAATCTTCATAATCACGCACCTCAAAAGTTGTATCAAATATTTCAGTTATTTCCTCATCTGTTAGTTCACGCATCTGACATAAATACATACACGCTTCATCGCATTTAGGATGTGGCTTATCTTTTACTGGATGGGGAAGTCCTGAAAACAATGGGTAGCCATCAATCAAAGGCTCTCCAGTTTCAGGGTCATACTTTGGATTTACTGGATGGGTATAGAGTGGAATCATTCCATTCTGTAAAGATTTAGGAAACTGTTTGTAATCTTCATCAAGCACAAAAGTATTTATTTCATCCATCCACGCTACTGGTTCATTGTTCATTTAATTCCATGCCTTTCTTCTATTGCTCTAGCAAACTCAAACGAAATATTAGATAGTGGCACTCCGTAGCTATGCTCAATCCAAAGATTGCCTATTTCCTCATCACTTAATGGCTTTGTTTGTGCCTTACCAGCATCAAACCCATACTTCCAGCCCATTTCAACAAGCAACAACTCGTCTTTTGTATAGGCTTCTTTTCTTGGTTCACCATCCTCAAGCCAATTTCCGTTCTTCCATTCTGCAAATGTTTTATACATTTTTTAATTGCCTTTCTAATTCAGAAACCTTAATTGCTTTTGTATTTAAATTCATTGTTAAAGCTACTATTCGCTTTTCCAACTCCGCTATTCGGTCTGCTTGTTGGCGAAGCATATTGGCTGCTTTGGTGTATTCGCATTCATCAAAATCTGCCATATCTTCTAAGCATTGTGCTAATTCATATGCTGTCATATCTGTTTACCTCTGTTAATTAAAGTAAACCCAGAGGCATGGTATCGCCTTTTGTTACCGCTTTCCCACACCACTACTACAGTCTCATCCTCTAGCATATAGCAACCTTCTTGGGTTAATCCACTACCTGTATAAGCATAGACCCTTCTTAAATCGCTAAATGTCTTGCCGCCAGCTTTACATACCTCATTTGTTAAGACAATAGCACCACCACCTTCATTCTGTGCCTGGGCGATTGCCTCTGCTTGGGCATTGATGCTAAATGTTAAAAGTAATGCTGCCAATATCTGTTTCATAATTTCCCCTTTCTGAGCCGTATTTGTAGAGAATACACCTCATCTACAAAAATATCTACTAAGTAGTTTCCCTATAAGTTTAGATTTGTTTGTCTTTTATAACTTATGACTCATAAATGTGCAGTATGTTACACATTTTCTTACTTTCTGTTTACTTCCTAAAATCCTAAAAAGCAGTTAATAAGTATTTAATAAGTAGTTAATAAGATATTTGCCTTTTGGTGAACGCACCTAGCCTAACCTAAGTGCCTTCAACTGTTTGCCTTTCGGAGCCACAGCACCCGCCAGTCTTTCAAGGAATCGGCACTAGCTTCGCCACCGATCTGTAGGCTATTACATCCTTTATCCCCTAGTAGCCTTTGTATCTTATCCGCTAGTGGTTTTCATCGCACAGATAAGACCCGCAGAAATAGAAAAACCCCATAAGGTAGCTCTAAGATGGAATTGCTTAATAAATGACCATGCCAGCATTTACTAAACACTCAAAGCTACCCTATAGGGTTTCGGCATGGACTACAAAACAGATTCCACTCTGCTGATGTAATTATAAACCAAATAAATCCGACTTTTTTAATATACTTTACAAAAAAGTTGCGACTTTTTTACAATAAATTTTAATTTCTTTACAATCAAAACTCAAACTCTTTGTAATCATATCTCCCATTCGGTTTCTTATACCACCCGATAACCAAGATTCGCCATTTAGACCGCAATATTTCTGGCAGCTTATCCGACTCGCTAATCTTTTTAATCCTAGTAGACATATTGCTTTTAGAGGTAAGCTGGACTGCTACAGTTTCGCCATTCCCTACCGCCAAAATGTCAAAAATACCAAATAGGTCTTTCTTGCGCTTGGTAAAAGAGTTAAAAGACTCCACTGTATCGCATTGATACCCTCTTTCCTCTAGCAAGGCGATAGTTCGCTGGTTAAGACTAGGCAAGATCCTCAGGACTAATCCTGCCCTCAGATGCCACAATAATCGCCTTATGGTGCTTTTTAGGGATGCTGTTCCGCATTGACCAGGCATAGATGGTTACATACTTCATGCCCAGTTTCTCGGCTATATCTTTGTAGCTGCCGAATACTTCTAGCAATTTATCAAAGTGTTGTTTTTGTGCAACAGTATCCATAGATTCTCCTTTTGTAGATCTTTGATTCTACACCTAAACAGTATAAATCTACATATTAGGGAAAATCCCTAGTAGAAAGTTCTACATTTATGGTATTCTACATTTGTAGTTTATTCATAGGGGGAAATTATGAAGGATCTAATAGCAGGTGCAGTTGCAGCTTTATTGATGATTGGTATTCCAATGGCAGTATATGTTTATAGAACTGGGGGTATATCGTGAGATTACTAGCGATTCTGTTTGTGTTCTTAACTGGGTGTGCGAATAGCTACATTATGAATCCGATCCCAATTACGAAGTTCAAACAAACCGAGCCAACAGATGTGCCATGTTGGAAAACTTATGACTGTCCTATTACCGTAAATCCACCGATTTACATCTATAGCACAGGCGATTATTATGCAAGACCAATTGTAGGTTTCTAAGGGGGAATTATGGATAAGTATGATTATTGGTTAGAAAGTGGTGCGGATCAGGAATGTATGGATTCTAAGCAAGAGTATGTCTGGGTTACCCATATGCAACCAGGCAAGCCCTGTGATCCGATGGACTTGGATAACTTCCAAGAGTATTTAATGGAAGCAACAGCATCTCATGCTGGATTTGAAAAATGGGAGAATCTCAGGCAATATGCTGATAGAGGTGAGTGGGAAAAGTTTGGTCGGGCTATCTACTATCTAGTCCATGACCATATTGAAAACAAACTATTGGGGGAAGAATGAAAGCATTTCCAAGCAATTACACTAAAACAGAAGTTACAGAAACAGGCATGGACTTGCGGGATTACTTTGCGGCTCAAGCTATGCCTTTTATAGCAGAAGGGCTTAAACAAATATGGTTTGCAGACCAAAGTTTTGAAGCATTTAGCGATACAGAATTGGAATTTATTGCAGAAAGAAGTTATGCAACGGCTAACGCAATGATGAAAGAAAGGGGAAACAAATGAGTAACTACATGGAACTTAGAGCAGTAGATGTATCTGACAAAATAGAACGCAAGAATGGACTGAGTTACCTTTCTTGGGCATGGGCTGTGGATACATTGCTACAAAAAGACCCGACTGCTACTTGGTCTTATGGTCAGCCTGTAATGTTCGGTGAAACTGTAATGGTTTTCTGCACAGTCAATGCCTTTGGTAAGTCAATGACCGCACAGTTACCTGTTATGGACTATCGCAACAAAGCTATACCAAATCCAGATGCGTTCTCCGTAAATACCGCCATGCAAAGGGCATTGACAAAAGCAATTGCGCTCCATGGTTTAGGACTTTCACTCTATGTCGGTGAGGATCTCTGGGATGACATTGACCCAATCAATGCTGATGATCTAGTAGCAAAGATCCTAGCTGCCAAAGACCTACCAGAACTAAAGGTTAGTTTTGCTCAAGCCTACAAAGAAGTTGCCAAAGACAAAGAGGCGATGAAAAAGGTCAATGA